GGCCGTGGCGTGGTCACCGCGTGAGCAACACCCACGAAGCCCAGACCGCACCGCTAGTGCGAGTAATGAAGGGACGCTGCACAATTCGATGCCCGTTTTGCGGCGGTCATCATAGTCACCCAAAGGCCAACATGGGCAGCAGCGCGACACTGGCCCCCCCTTGCCACCAGCCCGACCGCGACGAGCTGCGCGTCTACGCCATACCCACCCACCTGGAGACGAGGACACCATGACCGCTACCGACCAGGTACTCCGCATCGAGCTGGAGTTCAGCCGTGAGCAGACCGAAGCGCCCAGCTTCGTCGCCGTCGCCACCCGTGCCTTCACCCGCGAACTTGGCCTCTACGTAGACGTGCCCACCGACGAACGTGACATCGTCCGTGAGAAGGAAATTGCCATCCTCTGGCTGCGCGACAAGATCACCGAACTCGAAGCCGAACTAGCAGACCGTGAACGCGCAATCAACGCGTCGTTCATCGAGTCACTGGGCTAGTGGCCGACGCACTCCGCGAGCGCATCACGGAAGCACCGTACGCGGACGCACCGCTGATCCTCTGGGAGGCTTGGCAATCCGGCCACATGACCGCCGACCACCTCGCCCGCTTGGCGTCATGGGTGTGGGGGTAGAGCAGGAGCAGAGCGGCACACCGCCCTCACCCGCCCGCAGTGGCGCCAACTGTTCACCGCCGCAGGGTTCACCCGCAACGGCCAACCCGACACCGCACCACACGCACTGACCTGTACCGGGGATCACCCGTGAAGTACCGCGCCAACTGGTCGTGGACCGAACGCGTAGACGTAGCTGAGGGTTACGCACACCAGCACGACGGCCAGGTGTGGACGCTCACCGCGCCGTCCTGCGCGATCCTGGCCTACCGCTACTCGCCCGTCCTGGACATCTCGGAGTACGTGGTCGACACCAAGGGTCTGGAGATCCGCGAGCACCAGTGAGCACACTCCAGCGACCATGCCTGACTTGCGGAACCCTGATCCCCCAGCGGATCTCGGTGTCGCGACTGCAGGCCCAAGCGCACCACCACGGCAACCCGCCAGGAACGCCACCGGCCAGCGGCATGGGACCGGCTGTCCAAGCGACTGCGCCAGCTCTCCCCCCCGTTCTGCGAATGGTGTGGCACAACAACGGATCTCGTCTGTGACCACATTATCCCGGTGAGTGAGGATCCGACGCTCGCACTGGAACCACTCAACTGCCGAGTGGTTTGCAGATCCGAGAACGCCAGCCGCAAAGCCAACTGCACCGACGCCGAACGGCAGATGGTCCGCGACCGCATCGAAGCCCGTCGCCGCCAACGAGCCCTCAGGGCGACGCAGCGCTAGCAAACAAGACGCCCCCCCGGTGTGATCTATCCGAACGCACTGTTCACGTCCGTCAGCGTTGCGCACAGCCCCCCCAGCCCCCGGCAACCAGGGGGGGGATCGGGTCAAGGCGACCCGTCTCCGGACAGACCGGCAAAGTCGAGAGCTGAAATCGCACTTTGTGCAGCTCAACCCGCAAATCCTGTTTCCGACAGTTGGAGTACCTGATGGCACGACCGAAGGTTGTGGACGACAGTCCGCTGCCGTGGCGTCCGCCGAAGGGTCCGCGCTCCGAACAGTTCAGGTACTTCTGCCACCGATTCATCAAGGTCGGCAAGGGTGGCCAGAAGCTCACGCCGCTGGTGCTGCGCGACTGGCAGATGGACATCGCCCGGGACATCCTCGACTCACCATCTCGTCTGGCGTGCTTGCTGATCGGGCGCGGAAATGGGAAGTCGTCCCTACTCGGGGGGGCACTCGCCGCCTTCGACCTCTTTACCTACGGCGAGTCAGCGTCCATCGTGATCTGCGCGACCAACCAGGAGCAGGCCGGAATCATCTTCGGCATCGCACGCCGGTACATCGAGCTGGCACCGGAGCTTGATTCACGCTGCCAGATCGCGAATGAGAAGATCTTCATTCCGCACACAAACTCCTCCATGGTGCGCCTTCCTGCCGACCCCCAAATCACTTGAGGGTCTGGACTATTCGAGCTGCTATCTAGATGAGTGCGGCGTCGTGTCGCGGGACACCTACGAGGTGCTGCTACTGGCACAGGGCAAGCGCGAATCGTCCCGGTTGATCGCCGCAGGCACCCCCCCGCCGACGAACCCGCAGGACTCGGTGTTGACCGACCTGAGGAACCTGCACCGCGAGCTAGGCGACGACGCGTGGTGTTCCGTGCCTTCAGCGCTGACGACTTTCAGCATCACCCCCGCCACGTGCATGCATTGTGCCCAGCTCGCGAACCCGGCGCTCGGGGGGGACTTCCTGCACGCCGACGCCTGAAGCTCTCTCGGGGGGGCACCCGCGAGAACACCTACCGGCGTCAGCGGCTGTGCCAGTTCGTTGAGGACAATGAGTCTCCCTTCGTCGATGCCGAGACCTGGGACGCGTTGAGCACCGGCCAGGCCATCCCCCGCAGGCACCGAAGTGGTGCTCTCAGTGGACGCCAGCCTCAAGGACGACAGCACCGCAATCGTGCTGGGCACCGTGGAGGCCAAGCCCCCCCACTTCGACAAGCTCGCGGTCTGGGAGAAGCCCGCCGACGGTGACGGGTGGCGCGTCGACATCTTGGCCGTGGAGGACGCGATCCGGCAGGCGTCACGCCGGTGGAAGATCCGCGAGGTTGTCTACGATCCGGCCTACTTCACCCGCTCTGCACAGGTACTCGCCGCCGAGGGATTGCCGATGGTGGAGTTCAGCCAGAACGCGTCACGGCAGACACCCGCGACGAACGATCTGCACAGCGCCGCCATCAACGGTCTGATGAGCCATTCCGGCGATCCAGATTTGCGCCGCCACGTACTGGCCGCGACCGTGCGCGAGTCCGACAAGGGCATTCGTATTGCCAAGGTGTCGCGTTCGAAGAACGCCCCCCCGAAGGTGGACCTGGCTGCGGCCCTCGTCTTTTGCCACTCGCGTTGTTCCTGGCTGGCCAGCCGACCCAAGAAGCGCCGCCACCGAGTCATAGGAAGCCGATGAACTCCCCCCCACTGCTGAACGACCTCCTCGACGCGTTGAACGCGCCCCCCCAGGCCCGGCTTGCCGAACTGCACCGCTACGCGACGGGCACGCAGCGGCAGGCATTCCTGTCCGAGGAGAGCCGCAAGGCCCTCGACAGCCAGCTCTACCGGCTCGCGGTGAATATCCCAGCGCTGTCAGTCTCCAGCCTGTGCGAGCGGCTTCGCATTCATGGCTACAGCGACCCGCGAGCAACGGAACTGTTCACCCGCACCGACCTCGATCAGCTTGCAACACAGGCAATGTCGGACGCCTTGACCTACGGCACCGGCTACGTCCTGGTTTGGGCGAAGAACGGCAAGCTCGTTGCGTCGGTGGAAGACCCGAGCCAGTGCGCCGTCCTCAAGGATCCTGCTGACAGGTCCGTCCTGGCGGGCATCAAGCGCTATCAGACCGCCTCGACCACCGAGGTCTACATCTACCTAGCCGATGAGGTGCAGCACTGGTCAGCGCCCACCAAGGGCGGGGGGGTCACTTACGCACTGGTGGAGACGATCCCCAATCCGACCGGAATGGTCCCGCTCATCCCCATCGACAACGGGCGCTCTGAACTCGATGACCTTCGGGGGGGGCCGGTGGATGCGCTGAACAAGGTCATCCTCTGCATGCTCGTCGGCGTCCACCGGGCAGGCTTCGGACGCTCTTGGGTCACCGGCCTGGAGCTGACCGAGCGGCCCATCCTCGACGGGGGCGGGCAACCCCCCCCTCTATGACGACGAGGGCAACCCCCCCTTGGTTGAGGTGGTCAGTCCCATCGATGACCTCTCGACGCTGCCCATGGCCATCGCGGAGGCACCGGATACCAAGTTCGGCAACTTCAACGAGCCGACGCTGGGCGGCTTCGAGACCGCCGTGCGGGTTCTGGTCTCGCAGATCATGCCGTCAGTGCGCTGCCGAGCCATTACCTCGGCATCCTCACCTCGCAGCCCACCTCGGCGGATGCGGTACGCGCCTCCGAGGCCAGTCTTGTTGCGCGAGTCGAACAGCGGCAGTTGACTTTTGGACGCGCCTGGGAACAGGTCGGACGGCTGCTGCTGGCCATCGACACCAACACCGACACCGCAGACATGCCGCTACGCGTCACCTGGCACCGGCAGACACCCGCAGCGAAGCGCAGGTCAGCGACAGCGTTACCAAGCTCGTCCAGTCGGGCATCCTGCCCGTGAGCTACGCGCTGCGCCGACTGGGATATTCCGAGCGGGAGATCACCGACATTCTCGCCGCCCGAGAGTCCGAGATTGCCTCGGGCATGCGGGCCGACATCCAGCGGTACACCAACGCCACGATTCAGAACGGATAGGGACGACCCCCCCATGGCAGAGAACGACCCCCCCCTAGATAGCCCGTCAGCAAACGAACAGGCCCCCCCGTCAGGCGTGGACACACCGGAGGTTGATTCGGAAGTGGCAGAGGACGACACAGAGCCTCTCGTCAGGAAGCTGCGCGACGAGTCCGCAAAGTACCGAACCCGCGCCAAGGATGCCGAGGCACGCATCCACACCCTGAGCCGTGAGCTGTTCGCGCTCAAGGTGGCCGCGCTGGACAAGCTGGCCGACGCGACAGACCTGGAGTACAACGCCGACTTCCTGGACGATCCCGACGCACTGGCCCTGGCCGTGGACGAACTCCTCGAAAAGCGCCCGCACTACGCGAAGCGCAACCGGCCCAACGGCGCTGTTGGACAGGGTGATCGGGGGGGCGACAGCGTCGCAGCGCCCACGTTTGCCGCACTCCTCCAATCGCGCCGCTGACTTACACTTGAGGTAGCCGAATCGTCCTGGTGGCGCGTGCTACTCACCCCCTGAGCCCGGCGCTCAAACCCCCCGTTCGCCCTGGCGGCTGAACGTCAAACACTCACCACCACATAAGGATTCATCATGACCGTTTTGAACTCAAACCTCGCAGCCGCTTGGACGCCGGAAGACTACGGCGCTCTGGTCGACCGCGTGGTCGACGCCACCTCGGTTGCGTTCACCGCAGGCACCGTGATCGACACGCAGCTCCAGTCGATCCGCATTCCCATCCTGGCCGCTGACCCGTCCACCGGGTGGTACGCCGAGAACACGCCCATCACGCTGACCGACCCGACGACCACCGAGATCGAGATCAAGCCCACCAAGGTCGCAGGTCTGACCCAGGCATCGAATGAGGCCGTCGCCGATTCGGAGCCCGCCGTGGCTAACCAGATCGGCACCTCGCTAGCCCGCGACATCTCCAAGAAGGTCGACGCCGCGTTCTTCGCCAACACCACCACCAACGGCCCTCCGGGTCTGCTGTCCGTGTCGGGCGTGCAGGTGGTCGACACCGGCGCTGTCTGGGCCAACATCGACGCCGTCCACGACGGCAAGGCCGCTGCACTGGCGCAGGGTGCGAACCTGACTCACATCCTCCTCGCGCCCGACGTGGCTCTCCAGCTCGCCAAGACGAAGGTTCAGACCGGCTCGAATCAGGGCCTGTTCGACAACGTGGCCGATGGCATCACCCTGGCCGGTCTGACTGTGCTGGTGTCCCCGGCGATCCCGGCAGGCAACGCGTGGGCCGTCGACAACTCGCAGGTTCTCATCGTGCGTCGCACCGGCACGGCGGTCGTCGTGTCGACCGACGCCGCGTTCGGCTCGGACGCCGTGCAGATCCGCGCAACCTCGCGTGTCGGGTTCGGCTTCGCCAACCCCCGCTGGCATCGTCCGCCTGTACGACGCAGCCTGATCGTGGCGGCGCTTCCCACTAGTGCCGACCTGTCCGCACTGATGGGCCGGAACCTGGACAGTGAGCAGGCTGTTCAGGTTCTGGCCATCGTCACCTCGATGGCGAAGGCTCACACGCGGGGGGGACGCGGCTTCGACGCCAACGGCGATCCCGTCGCCGAGATTCGCGCCGTCATCCTGACCGCCAGCGCCCGCCTGTTGAGCAACGCCAAGGGGGGGCTGCTGTACGACGAATCCGTTGGGCCAGAGTCCATCTCGTATCGATCAGCCTTCAACGGCTGGACGCTGGTCGAGCGCATGTGCTTGGACCGCTACAGGATCAACGCGCTCTGATGGCGACCGGCACCCTCTACCGCGCCGCCGCACTGGACGCCTATGGCGATCCCGTCGACAGCGACGCAACGTCATCCGCGTCGGCAGTGACGGCACCCGCGTGGGCGTCGTTCACGCATCGTGATCGGTGGCCCGTCCTGGCGACCCGCTGACGGCGGCACCGTCGACACCACCGGG